GTTGCTAACTCCTGTTCCACGATGCACAAAATTTCGGAGAAGAAATTTACGCTGGAAGATTTCTCACATGAGTATTTGATTAGACATAGGAGTGATGATAATAAGGGATATTCGGAAGTACAAATGTGCGCAGACAGTGATGTTTGTATTTGCTTTCCAGAGGATATTCTTATGCTTATCATTGATAATTTGAATGTAAACCGTGACGCATTTCTCGAGACCAAAGACAAAAAATACTGGTGGCAGATGATTCAGCTTCTTCCAAGCAGTTACAATCAGAAACGGACGATTATGCTGAATTATGAAGTGCTGGCTGGTATTTATCCGATGCGAAAGAACCATAAACTCGATGAATGGGTAGAATTCTGCAAGTGGATTGAAAGCTTACCATATTCAGAAATTATTGTTGGTAAAAAGCAAGATGATTAAATATTATGAATCGGTGTTTTACAACACGTTGGAGGAATTAAATGCTACCTATAAACATAACCATCCAGATGTGTTACGCCTCAAAAAAAACAATACGGGAATGGTGTTCAGTTTAGCAGAATAATGTATCCGGAAAATATTATGCCGCGATTTGAATTATCTTGTTATAGGATTTTGGAGGAGGATTGAGTGTGTCGATAAAGGTCAAAGATTTATTACCTCTCATATGGTACAACGATATTCGTTTAGTTGTTGGTGCGAACGAAGAAGTTTGCCTAATACGAAAAGATTTCAATAAAAAAATACTTTCCGACGAGTGTCTCAATATGGAAGTAGAGTGTATTGAAAATGATGAATGCATTCTTGATACTGTAAACATTCATGTGAAGAAAGTATAGAGAGGAGATTATGATGTCTAAAGTTCCATTCGCTGAGTATAAAATTGGTTTTGAAAAATTTCTAAAAAGTGAAAGCGGAACAATTTATGTCCAGTGTAAGACATTTAATGAAGCTTTATACGAATTACAAGAATTGATGAAAATGGTCGACTTCGAGAAATTCCACGCTTTATCTTATTCGACTTCGGATAGACTTTACTATTGGAATTTTTATAAAGAAAATACGATTTTCTGTTTAACAGACAGTACCTTCACTCATATTAAACATGTTCGGGAAAAAGGGGGAAAAGTTTTCTCTTGTAAAGGATTTGAAAAGCGAATGAAATATTTTATGTATATTGATGGAAAGGAAGGTTCGACAAAATGATATTTACTTTTATTCAGCTACTTATCATGTTCATCACTGTTTACTTATGTGTTTATTCGCTGATTGACCGAGTGCTGAAATGCATCGAACACTGTGCAACAGCGAAAGCATACGGAAAATTCCGAGAGGCGGGAATTATGACAAAAATGGAAGCCGTTGAAAAATATAATCAAATCAACAAAGGAGAAGGACAATGTGGAAAAAGGAGTTAATTAAAAATAAAATATATGCAGTCATTTTAATGTGTGGCGGAGCGTTGGCAATCCCATGGTGTGATGGGGATGCAACGTTCTTTTTATTTTCCCTGATGATGGGGATACCGCTGTTCTTTGCAAAAGAAAATTGGATTTATGAGGGGGAAGAAGATGATGGGACGAGCAGAGAGGAGACGTACTCAGAAATTAGAACAAAAAGCGAAAACCGCCACATACAATCTCACAAAAGAGCAGCTCAATATAGCGGTACGAGAACAAGTAGGAAAAGAGCTTGAGCGTATTAAGCAGGAAGCCACGGATGATGCCGTAAATACCGCTATGGTTTTACTCCTGACTCTCCCTTTGGAAGTGTTAATGGATCATTATTGGACAAAGACCTACGCCAAGCGTATTCCGAGATTTACTGAATTGGTTCTGGAATATTACGAACGCTGGCAAAATGGAGAGTTGGATATGGATAAGTTAAAAGAAGATTTATGGGAATACGGTGGTGTTAAATTAGTAGAAGGAGAGGGCGAAACAGCATGAAATATGTAATTGGAATTATTATCGGAATTGTGTGTCTGGCGGGAGTAATAGCATTAAAAGCAATTAGTGCGTCTACAACCTATATGGATGACTCTTTCCGATGGGGAGGACGAGATGGGTATTAAAAATGATTGTCGAAGAAATGCAGAGGGATATTCAGACCCGACTGCCTATGAAGCGCTGAAGAACATGGAACAGGAAGACGAACGGTTTCACAAATTATTGGACACTATCTTTGCTCTTTGTGAGTTGTCAGATTTTCATATTGAGGAACGGATCGTTATCAAGGACAAACGAACGGGACGAATTTGGAGGTGATATATAAACATGAATGATTTTCAGAAAGCAATTGATACGATTACGAAAGCATTTGAAGAATTTGCCGCCAAGTTAAAAGAGATGGCGGACACTCTGAACAAAGCGTTTGGATTCTCGGACGCCGAGAAAGAGAAGAAAAAGAGTCTAAGCTCTCCGGCTCGATATGGGATGTCTTTGAAAAAATTCCGAAGAGAATCTTTCATTAAACAATATTCTTACCGTCCGATTGCTCGGAAACATTTACCTTACCAGAGGAGAAACTATTAAAAACGTCTGTACAAAGCTTGAAGGTGGGTGAAAATTACGCCCACTTTTGAGTTTTGAAAAACGGGCTTTGGTCACTTTTATTTGGGCTTTTTGGAAAATGAGGGGAATTTTGGGGAAGGATTCGGACGATTTTGGTCAAATTTGTGGTCATTTGCCCACTTTGTGCCCACTTTTAAAACCCCGATTTGGTCAGTAAAAACCCAGTATTTATGCGGGTTTGCGGGCTCAAAGCCCACTTTCCCACTTTTTTTCTTAAACTATTATGATAGAAAGTTTAAATATATATAGTAATAGCGAAAAAAAAGTGGGTTTTTGGCCACGAGTAAAAAATGGAGGAAATCATGAGCAAGATTAGTTGGGAGAGCTTATATGAAAATTTCAAGTCAATTTATCCGAGGTTGTCGCGGTCATCCGTATATTTTCGTCCGTTTGGGTATATGAGTATAGTGGTGTACTTTGAAGATGGGATGAGAATGGTTTATGATGATCTCAGAAAACAGGCTCATATCACAGGTTGAAGAAAATGTCAAGAGCTAATAAAAAAATCTTTTCTTTATCAACGGTTTATGGTATAGTATAAGTGCCACACAATCAAATATCGCAAATTCGTTTAAGGGAATTCATTTTGGTAAAAAGTGTATTCTCTCTTTACTCATACCCTTAAACAGAGCGAGATTGTGTGGCAACAATGGGAGATGCATTTTTTCGGTGCGTCTTCTGTTGGAGGCGCACTTTTTTATTGCCCATATATTACTTGATTGAGAGGGATATACATTGGGAACGAATAATACGAATAAAAATAATAAAGGTTCAACAGATGTTATCGGTGTCATAAGTGCACTTGCTGGTTTGGCAACCGCGGCAACACCTTTGGTGGCAAATGCTATCAATAATGCAAAGAATAAATCTTCTGAAAAAACAGAAGAAAAGATTAAGATACCAGAATTATATCATAAAGGATTTCCAATAGATCTGGAACAAGCAGTGAGGATGTTAGAGGATTGTGGACTAAAAAGTTCTACAAGCAAACTAACCATAAAGGAAGCAAATCCACGATATAAGGACTGTTTTGATTCTCAGGTTATAGGTTCGAACCCTAAACAAGGAACCGTCGTTAAAATCGGCTCGACAGTATGTTTAAGATACATACCAGATGAAGTTATTATTGAAAGTCAAAAAATATTTGACGAACTGCAACGCAACAAAAAAGAATCTAAAGAACGTACTAGAGAAAATCTTTCGGTTGTTGCGAAAAGGACAAAACAGAGCGTGACAAAAATCTTTAAAAGAAATAACAAAGAAAAAATAATAGGGGAGGATATGCCAAATGAGTAAAAGCGGAAAAAAGAAGCGGAGTACAGCCGGATTGATATTGGATGTAATACTCACGTTATGTACCGGTGGATTATGGTTAATCTGGATATTGATACGGTATCTCAGAAATAATAGTTAAAATTGAATATTGGTTAAGTGAGACAGAGATTCCTTGACGAGTCCCTGTCTTTTTTTATTTTCACTTGGTATTTTTTTGCGCGCGAAAAAAACATAGACTGTTATGAAGAGAGAGGGTTAAAACAGCCATTCTCTCTTTTATTTTGGAGAAAGGAGGCTCATCTATGCTTGAAAGTGAATTTCAAAACAAATTGATTCAAGAGTTAAAAAGAATGTTCAAAGGCTGCATAGTTACAAAACTCGATGCCAGTCATATTCAGGGTATTCCTGATTTGTTAATTCTTTATAACGATAAATGGGCCACCTTAGAATGTAAAAAAAGTGTACGCGCCAAGAAACAACCAAATCAAGAATATTATGTTGGACGAATGAATGAGATGTCATTTTCAAGATTTATTTGTCCGGAGAATAAGGAGGAAGTGTTATATGATCTTCAACAAGCATTCCGCTCTTGAAGGGCAACACGCCTTTCTTGGTGCGAGTAAATATCATTGGATCAATTATGATGAATCCAAAGTTGCCGAGTCATATTCGAAATTTTTGGCAACTCAAAAAGGAACTGAACTTCACGATTTTGCAGCGAGATGTATTACTCTTGGTCAAAAACTTCCAAAATCACAGAAAACATTAAATATGTATGTGAATGATGCCATTGGTTTTAAAATGATTCCAGAGCAGCCCCTGTTCTATTCGGAGAATTGCTTTGGTACAACCGATGCAATCGTGTTTCGAAATCGGATGCTTCGTATTCACGATTTAAAAACAGGTGTCATTCCAGCACACATGGAGCAGCTTGAAATATATGCGGCTCTTTTTTGTTTGGAGTATAAAATTAAACCGGCTGATATTGACATAGAGTTGAGAATTTATCAGAGTAATCAGATTTTATATGAAAATCCAACAGCAGAAATCATCGTTCCGATCATGGATAAAATTATTACATTTGACAAAGTAATTAACAAAATCAAAGAACAGGAGGGCTAAATTATGAATCCTATTGCGGAAGAAATTTTAATGCATTATGGAATGCCTCGCCGTTCTGGACGCTATCCATGGGGCTCTGGTGAAAATCCATATCAGCATAGCGGAGATTTTCTGAGTCGAATAGATGAGTTGAAGAGTCAGGGAATGAGTGATACGGAAATTGCAAAAGCTATGGGATTAACTACCACACAATATCGTACACAGAAAT